ACTCATGACTTGTTCCTTTCGTGGACTAATAAAAAAGATTGTTATAGAGCGGGGGGGGTTCACTTCCCTCCTCTCTCCCCCCTCTTAATAACCCACTCCCAAATTTTTTTTCGCAAATTTATCCGGCTAGATGTAACAAATATTCCCCTTATGCGTTTATATAAATACACTTGCAAGTTACGGGTTTATTACCTATAATATTTGCTCTGGAGACCTAACACATGGACATAGATACGGAGAGATTGAAGAAACGTTGGGATGGGAGGTCTGAGTACGTTATAGATGGGGAAACCACGTACCGGGTGTTCACTCCTAATGGGCCTGAAGAGCCTGTTTTTGTCCCGCAGTCGACTGCCGGGATGTATGACCAGACCAGCACTGGTTTCGTTCAAGCACAAGAGCCGAAAAATCCCCTTGGAAAACAACGGCAAACACCTAAAGTAAAGCAGAAGGTGGCAGACGTAAGTCATCCTGACAAGTGATGGCCGGGGCTGTAGTCAAGCCAGCCGGGGAGAACTTCGAGACATCCGATCAGATGATGTGCGAGGTTCTTTTGATGGCTGGACACAAGGCGTGCAGCGTACAGCCGGGGCAGGACGGCAATCTGGTGTACACTTTCCCTATTGAGACCGTCTGGCCGACCGTCGAGAGCATTTTGACCGGTAACGCCAGCAACATGACCTTCACCTACTCGGATTGGTGGACGGCCAGAGTGACCTGGCAGATGAACTTGAGGCACCTGAGCCAGAATCGCAGAAAAAATATTTAATGTATGCACTGACGAGGGCTGAACTTGAGATTATCCAGAAGGGATTGAGATCCCCGGATGATCTCGACTATTTCTGCGGTTATTGGTTCAATAAGGGGGATGGCAATTCCTTTATGTTCGATCGGAACTTCGAGGAAGAGTACGCCTGGCAGAAGAAGCTCGTTTTCGCCAAGCAAACCTTGATCGTGGGGGTGATGGGGATCGGGTCTGGCAAAACTCTCGGTGCTGGCATGGCGGCAATGACATGGTGCATGTCCACCGAGGGTTTCAAGTATATGAACGGGGCGAATTGGGCCTGGCAGTCCCGGATCATGAAAGAGCTGATCGAGACTCAACTGGTGGATACGCCAGCAGAGCGTTTTATCGAGAATACGGTCGACACACCGTTTCCGAAGATCACCCTGGGCTTCAAAGTAGGCCGATCCAAGTACCGCAGCACCCTGGAGTTTATGTCGATGGATAAACAGGCTGCGAAAATCTTCTCCTGGAGAGGCGATTGGATCAATCTCGACGAAGCGGCCCTGATCGACCAACTTGACCAGGCTCTTATGAACCTGTCCACCCGCTTGACCGGCAAGACCTCAAGAGGCAGGGAGTTCCTGGGGCGGATGTCCCTGATGACCAATCCCTGGGATAACGAGAGCGCAGGCCACGTGTACTACTTCTACGACCTGGCGATCGATAACCCGGAAGAATGTTTAAGCATCAGCGTTCCTACGAGCGCTAATAAGAACGTCACAGACCGGCAGGTCAGAAACAGCCTTAAGTTTATTCGTGACCCCGAGGAGCAGGAAAGGCTACTTTTGGGCATGCGTCCCGAAGGACGGGGCAAGTATTTTGCTAAATCCCGGGTTGCCGCAGCCGCAGACCCATATTTGAGTGAATTTTTGGAGCAGAAGACCGAAAGAGGCGATTTTGGCTATAAACTGGTGAAAGCGCCGACTTTGGGGGCAGTCGAGTACCAGATGCCGAAAACGAGCGATTACTGCTTTTTGCTCGGCGATCCTGGCACTGGCACCTTTCCNGCCCGGAANGCGCCCTGTATAGCGGTTCTGGACGCCTCGAAATTGCCCGAACAGCCGGCTATCATCACCGCTTTTTGGTGGGGCAACGGGAATCGGCATATTCAGCCCTTTATCGACAAGTTTTACGAGTATAANGAGAAATACCGGCCTATCTTCTGTGGGGTCGACAGCACCGGNCCNCAGGCTGGCATGGTTCAGCTCATGAACTTGCAGAANATATGGGACGGACAGCCCCTAAGAGGTCTTTGGGGCCAGATCCCGGTCACCGGCATGGATTTCTCGGTCGGTCGCAAGATGAATATGCTNTTGAGCCTGCGGAACCTGGTCGAAATGGGCCTGATCAGGTGGGCCGATATNGCCAAAGGCATCAAAATGCAGATGTATAGCTATGATCCCCTGCTGGATAGGGGAGGAGAGCCGAAAATTGCACANGATATTGTTGCTACTCTCGCAATGGCGGCGTTCGTTATCCGGGCGTATTACAACGTTGGAGACGATCGTGAGATGGAAAACGGCGGTGAAGCTATCCCGTTACTCCAGGCAATTGCAAGAAACGTCCGACAGCCTGCGGCCACGAGAGACTATCGACGCTGAACATAACCCGAATCGGGACTTTACGAGCCGGAATCGTGATTTTAGGCGTTAAATGACCCTCAGACACGTCTGAGGCTATTGACAGGAGAGATAATAGCCTATATACTCGACTACACGACATAAATCCCCGTTTTAACATAAAACCTCACATGAGATCGCCAATACAGCCGAATATTGCTTATGTGAGGGTTTTTTGTGCCAAACTACATCCAAATAAACGAATTATTGGGGGAGATAAAACTTGGCACGTTTAATTTAAACCAGATTCACGATTTCCCCGAGAGCGAATGGCACTCCAGGCGCATGATCTACAACGAACTGGAAGCCTGGTTTAGCGGCGTCAAGCTCGAAGAGAAGCAAGTCCAGGGNGGGCGCACAGTCGAGAAGTACCCGATCAAGATAAANCCAATCAAGGGGGCAGTTTACAAGCATGCTTATGCGCTCTTCGGCGAGTCAGAGAACGACAGCAAGCCTCTGGCGCTGCCTATCCTGCACCCGGATGACCGCAAGCTCAAGAATCAGGCCAAGATCGGCCAGAATTTCCTGAATAGACTCTGGTACGACAATAACGGTCGATCGCTCATGCTCTCTAACGGCATTACCAGCCAGATCCTGGGTGGAGCCGTTTTCAAGGCGTCTTACGTGCCCGAGCATACCTGGAGGAAGATCCCGATCCGGATCGAGAGCATACACCCGGCTAACTTTGTCGGTATCCCGATGGCCGGAGACCAGTTTCGTTTGGAGCAAGCCTGGATNGTCAAGTCGATTTCTCCAAAAGAAGCTNACCGGGTGTACGGGATGGAGTTTCCTCCAGATGAACTGGTCTATTACGTCGAATATTGGGAGCCCGACTATTANGAAGTGACCATCAACGGAGTGATCGTCCCGAGTGGCAAGAGCGACCCGGTAACGGGCCAGAGCCTTTATTANCAGGGCAGGCATGAGTTTGGCGGTGTGCCGATTGTCTATATCCCTCACGTGCGCACCACGGGCTATTATGGGGAGAGCCTGATCACGACCAACGTCCAGGGTATTGTGGAGGAGATGAATAAGCGGGTAGCCGACTATGGCGATGCCGTGAGCGATGACAGCCACCGCTATTACGTAATCAGCAATACCTCCGGGAGGCCCGACGTTTATGAACTTGCGTCGGGTCTTCGTGTTGTACAGCTCCCGCCTAATCCCTCGATCACGGGAAAAGAGGGCAGTCCGGCAATGGAAGAGCTGGGCGCAGCTCAAGCCTCGACTGCCATGAAGGAGCTTAACGAGCAGCTTTATAACCAGTTCCGGCGTGAAGCTTTTATTCCGGCTGTCGCAGATGGTGAAGACGAGGGCTCGCAGCGTAGTGCCCTGACCCTGGCGATGAGGATGTGGCCCCTGCTCTCACATACTTCGATGGAGCGTATTTATTGGGCCGATGCGCTTGCACTGCTGGACAGCATGCTGCTGAAAGTTGCCATGAGCGTGCCTAATATGCCGAATCTGCCGAAAGAGGTGACAGATATGCGCATCGAGCGCCGGTGGGCACCCATGCTGCCAAGAGACCGTGAGGTCTTTGTCAACGAGTTAGTTAACCGGGCGAGTGCCCACCTGGGCAGTCTCGAACATCTACTCTCGCTGCTTGACGATATCGAAGACCCCGAAGGGGAGTACGATGCGATCAAGGTACAGCTCAAAGAGATGGCTGAGATCACCAAGCCCCCCGAGCCTGCTGGAGTGCCAGGGCAGAAGCCAGCAGCAAGCGCAAAACCTGCCGCACAGAAACCACAGAAACCGCAGAAGGAGAAACCAGAATGACCGACGACACCGGAACCCCGACTGAGCCTATCGTCGACGCTCCTCCAGTGGAGCCTAAGATTGAGCCCACTCAGACGCCATCCAAGGATTGGGAAGTTTCATATAAGGGTCTGCAGACAACTTACCAAAAGCTTAAGACGCAGACGGATAAAGCCATCTCCGATCTGAATCTCAAGCTCCAGGCTGCTACAGCCCAAGTTGAAGAGCTCTCCCAGGGTGGTACGTCAAAGGACAGCCAATTGAGTGTCCTTCAGAAGCAGATCGCCGATCTGACCAAGCAAGCCGAAACCCTGAAAGGCGAGAAGACTACCGTCGAGGCCCAGCTCTCTCGTGGCAAGCTGGTGATGGGAGAATTTCCCGAACTGGCGCCCTTCGAGGCGTTGGGCCAGCTACCACAAGGCAATAGCGAAGACGAGACCCGAGCAGCGCTCACGAAGTTCCGTGAGACTCTCTCCGGCGTGGTGGGTGCCGATCTCAAGAAACTGATGAGCGGCGCAACTCCTCCCGGAAGCGGCAAGACCAGCCCGAGCGCTCCCCCGGATAACGGGGCAGTCGAGACCGAAGAATTTGTTTGGGGAAAGCTGGTCGAAACAGCAGGTCGAGACAACAAAGCTTTCGCCGAGTGGCAGACAAAATGGGATGCTATCCTTCTCGCCAAAAAACCCAAGTCTTAGAAAAGGTGTGAAATGGCCGATCCTATTAGTGAATACTATGCTGATAATCCAGTAGAAGTGCTGGATCAAAATCAGCGTGTATGGTACGACCCTGACGTCCTGGCCCTATTCCGCAGCAGAGGTCTGTTTTCGGATATCGTGACCTACGCCCGTAATTTGGGNGATGTCCGGGCCACCAGCATGGTTGTCACTCAGATCCTTGAGCCGCATGCGAACTACAACGCCCTGGCNACTCGGCAGTTGTGGCTCCCTGCAATGCACATCGACAGCCGTGCAATCGAAATCAGCTTTTCCCATCACGGTGGTAAGGTCGCCATGCACGAATACGACGATCTGGTCACCTACTGGAAGGCCAATGGGCAAGCTGGCCTGCGCTCGATCTTGAATCGGGTGCTCGGTGTCAACATCATCGACGTTCATGACTACCTGGCCCGGAATGCCCTGATCCAGGGCGCTCTGGAGCAAACCGGGTACGTCTACTACGCCGGGGATGCTACCAACTTCGCCGACCTGGAAGCTGCCGATAAGATGACTATCGACATCCCCCCGACCATCCAGCTCGGCATGAAATACCGTGAGGTCAACGGCGCCCTGAACCCGGATGGCACACCAGGTGCGATCGTGTGCTACACCACCCCGGGCGTCATCTTCGACATCCAGGCAGACCCTGATTGGGTCGAGGTTGCCAAGTACGCCGCTCCCGACATGCTCTTCAAGTACGAGGTCGGCACCTACAAGAACGTCCGCTTTGTGGAAAGCCCCCGCCTCGTCTTGTGGAACTGCGGAACCATCGAGTTCCAGGACACCATCTCCGCAGCCGCTCACGCTGGCGACGGTTCACCCAATCCTGCGACCACCAAGGTCGACGGCACCTACAAAGTGGGCCAGACCTCGCTCCTGCCCGATCCTGGGATCGTTCACTACCTGCAGCTCTCCGGTACTCCAGTCGAGGGCACCCTGGAAGCCAATCTCAATCTCAACGACATCATCACGATCCACACCGCACGCACCAACGCTTTCGGCGTCACGGGCGGCGTCCATCCCTTCGATGGTACGCTGCACAACCGCCGGGTGGTCGGGATCGATGCAGCAGAAGACCGGATCTTGCTGGACAAGCCGATCATGCTGGACTTCGCCACCAACATGGGCGCGGGCGTCTTCGGGTACGTGACCAAGGGCGTCAACGTCCACTCGTCTATCTTCGTGGGTGCTCCGCAGGGCGTCGTCACCGGCGTCGCTGCTCCAATCCGCCTGCACACCCCGCCACCCATCGATGACCTGGAAAGCATCTACCGCTTCTCCTGGAACGATCGCATGGGCCACCAGCCCTACGCTCCCGAAGTCTTCGAAGTCGTGTTCTCTTCGGGTTCTGTCCGTGTCAAGGGCCCGATGGGTAGCTAAATGGCGACGCTCTCCGAGATCCGTGAAAGGGTATACCGGGTGCTGGCCGATCCTTCGGGAGGCCAGTACACGAGTGCTCTGGTGGACGACGGCATCGTCGCCGCCCTGGAATCTATCCTGCCCTGGGTCTTCAAGACCGCAATCGAGACATTCGATGGTGACGGCGAGGCTGTTGCCTTCGAGATGCCTGCAGACATGTACCGGGTGACTGCGGTGTTCGACACAGACAGCGGGCTGTATATCCCGCAAAACCTGCTTTCGGCAGGCCAGTCTCCCGGCGCCGATCTGGAGAGCAACCAGGACTGGATGGAGTACCCCGAAGGCTATCTAAGCCTTGCCAATGCGCCTACATCGACTATCGTGCTGCACTACGGTGCTACCTGGGAGGTTCCTGTTGATGACGATGATGTCATCGAAGCCCCTGCCTGGNTAAGTAGGGCGCTGGTGTTCTANGCAGCGTCTTATGCACTACTGGACAAAGCTTCCTCCGCTGCCAACATCCGGCAATGGAACGTCGAGGTTGACAGCGGCACGCCGGTCATGAACCCCATGCGGGACATGTCCACTTACTACCTGGAGCGTTTCCGGATCGAAATGGAGCGCATGCCAGCCAGGATGAGGGGCGTGTATGGCTAACCATATCGTCCCGATGCTGATCGACCGGATCGTCGAGGGTCTCATCCAGGTGTGTATCACCAATGTGCCTCACTTAGATCCCACTAGAATCTCAGAAGTCAAGGCGGGCCGGTACCAGCAAGACCCCAACACGGCGGCTCTCAGGCTGTCCGTGCAAGGGGGCGACCTGGAGGAGCCCGACCTGATGGATGGCATCGTGACGCTGAAGGAAGGCCAGAATAGCCGGGTCGGTTTCACCATCGAGCCCCGAGAAATCGGTGGATCTCAGATGTGGTACCGCAGGGGAACCGTTCGCATGGAGCTGTTCTTTATCGTCGAGGGGTACGTCGAGGAAGTAGCACGAGAATACGCTTACACGATCCTGGGGCGCATCCAGAGCAACATAGAAGGTTTCTACGTCGCAGACCTACATGATGACTTCGGGGAGCATGCTGTCAAGCTCTTCCATACGCAAAACTCCATCTATCAGTCGGGTGGGCCCCCGTCGAGCTACCTCTGGCGAGGCAAGTTGATTTGGGAATGCCTGACCGAGCGAGAGTGGAACTAGATGAAGATGAGGTGATGAAATGGCTGTTACTGCTCAAGCTGGTATTTTCGGCTTTGGCGCCCAAGGAGCGATGGAACAACCGGCAACCGAGTTCTTCCGGCATAAGGCTACGCTCATTGACTTGGGCATTCTCGATGACATCCGGGTAGGGCCGCTNGAAATCGGCTCTGGCCCGTTCCCAACCTTCCCTTATAAGGCAGGTTTTATCGTCGGCGGCGGCGTGGAAATCCAGCCCCGCCTTGAGGACAGTCTCGGCTGGNTGCTCTATGCGGCCCTCGGAGACCACTCCGTTTCTGGCCCCGTGGATGCTGTGTACACGCACGTCTTCGTCCCGCTGGAGGCAGACAAGTCCTACGTCAGATGGCTGTCGCTGCGCAAGTATATCCCCCGTAAAGAGGGTGATGCGGCGACCGACATCGGCGAGCTGTACCTGGACTGCAAGCCTGTTTCCTTGACGCTGACGCTGCCGAACGATGCTCCGATCACTGCCCGGTGGGACTTCATGGGCCGTGACTTCGAGCTGGTCGACGACGTAAGCGGCTGGACGTGGGAAAACGAGTACGAGGACTGGGGCTCTATCCCGGTGGGCTGTGAGCTTGGCGGCTTTATCAAGTTCACGGGCGGCGGGTTGACGGACGAGGAGCTGCCAATCGTCGGCGCTCGGGTCACGTTCGCCAACCAGAACCTGGATATCCGCCAGGAGAAGGTGTACGGTTCGCCCTCTCTTGAGGACATCACGATCATCCAGCGCCAGATCACGTTCGATGTCACGGTCAAATGGAATGACCCGCAGGTGTACAAGGCGATCCTGACCGGATCGATCTCGGGCTCCGAGTGGTCTTCGCGGCCCATGACCGGCAGCCTGGATATTGCGATGGTTGGTACTGCCCTGGCAGGAACGTCCCTGAGCCAGAAGTTCCAGCTCAACATCACGGCTGAGGAAGTCATGTGGCAGATGAACGGCCCGATCCAGCTCGCCGGTGGACAGGCCATCATGATGAGGTTTACCGGTACGGCCCTTGAGCCAGCATCGGGTGACTACGCAACGTTCACATTGAAGAACGAGGCGGTCACCTACGCCTGGCCTGCAGCCGGCTCGTAAGAGATCTCCTGCACCAGAGATGGCCTCAGACACGTCTGAGGCCATCTCGTCCGGAGAAGAATGTCAGCATATGCACCCATCGCACGCACGAAGTTATACGGAATGCCTCCAGACTTCTTTGCAAGACGGACGCATTTTGTCGACCACCTGGCCCCTATCTGGAATGAGCTCAACGGCCATAAAGAAAAGGGCATATTCTATGTACCCAGGTACCTGTACGAGTATGCCAGAGACAGGGGTCTAAAAGTCCAGGCCATCCCGCCAAGGGCTGGCCGGAAAGATATCAATGTGCGTCCTCCGGGTAATGGGCCGCTGGTCGCCTGTGCCTATAACGACATGGAGCAAGGCTATTTGTCTTATGCCCAACGCCCATTGATCTTGATGGAGCATGGGGTTGGCCTGAGTTTCGGCCATCCCGGGTATGGCGGGGGAATAGGACTGCGCAAGCGGGTCTGCCTGTTTCTTGCGCCAAACCAGAACATTTACAACAAGACATCAGGCGTGTTTCCGGAAGCGCCGCAAGTCATCATCGGCACCCCTAAGATGGATGCCTATCAGCCCGTGATGCCGGTAAAAAAAGAAAACCCGGTGATCGGCATTTCCTTTCATTGGAATGGCAAGCACGTGTGTCCCGAAGCGGGCAACGCCCTGGATCACTACCTGGAGATCCTGCCGGAGCTGGCAGCCAGGTTTACACTGGTGGGACACGGGCACCCCAAGATTATCGACAAGCTCATCCCGATTTACCAGAACTGCGGGATCACTACGATAGAGCGGGACTTCAGCAAGGTCTTAGAGATGTGCGACATCTACATCAACGATGCCTCCAGCACCCTGTA